CACGGTCAAACCCGTTGTTGGGCCGCAGCTTGTCAGCCGTTTCGATTGCTTTTCCTACTGTCACGCTTATTCCATCCTTTCACATCTGCAACCCGGGTTGCGGCTCCCAGCGTCCACTTCGCACAAAGCTTTGTGCTCGTGTCCTGCTGGCCGCGGCCCCAACAACTCCTCCCTGTTTCCGCCACTGGCGGCGGTCGTCGTCATTGCAATTGCCTTTCCTACTGTCATAAAAGACCTCCAAACAAATAACCCCCGGCACAGCGTGTGCCGCCGGGCCGGGGGTTCTCAAAAATTACGCCTTATTCGCCAGCTCTTCCATGCGGGCAGCGGTCTGGTCGTCCTGTTCCTGGCTGTGGCGGATGACCTCCGCCACCTCCGGGGGCACCTCAATGTTCTTGCCGCGCTGCAACTGGTAGTTCACACCGTTCACGCTCACGAACAGGTCGCCCTTGTATTTCCCGCCGTCCGAAAACAGCCGGATCGTCTCAGTCTTTTTCTTTGCTTCTGCCATTTTATTGGCTCCTTTCTATTTCCTCTAAGCAGGGCTCCCCCGAAGGGGGAGCTCCACGACATGCCGCCATAGGCGGATGGAGTGGTGAGAGGGTTAGTTCGCCTCAGCCGTTGCACTGTACCGTGCGCTGCAGCTCTCAATGCGCACCATGTACTGTTCCACCAGGCGCTCAGCGGTCTTGTGTGCCTTCCAACCCACAGACGCGCGCTGGTTCAGGGGATCGTCACCGTAGCCCAGCTGCTTCACGATGTGCTCCAGGCCGCCGCCCTCGATCTCGGTGGAACCGTAGGCGTGGGCACCCAGGATCAGGGTGCTGAACACGGCCAGACCCGCCGGGCAGCCGGTGCCCTTCCAGATCTTTGCCTCGCTGGTCTCCACAAAGCGCACACCATGCAGCGTGCCGATCTCGCCGTTGTAGATCTCGTCCGGCTGTGCGTACTTGTGCACATCGATCCAGTCCGGGTCGCGGCGCAGTTCATAGGCCACATAAGGGTGGATGATGCCCACAAAGCTGGTGCCGATGGGGTCAGCGTTCATGGCCTTCAGCTGGGTGGCCGCACGGGCGATCAGGTCGCTGGTCAGCTGGCAGGTCGCGTCCAGGGTAGCGCGGCTGGTCACAGGGGTTTCCGCGCCGCCCTCGCCGATCTTGGGCGCATAGAT